GGCGTCGGCGACAGAGTCGAAGAGCGTGCCGACGCACGCGAGCGCCCACGCCTTTTTCGCCGGGCCGTCCATGCCGCCGATCGTGTCCAGGCCGGCGACCGTCAGGCGGAGCAGCTCGACGACGAGGCTCCCGAACTCGGCGACGGTGAGACCGCCGCGGGCCTTGTCGCGGGCACCGGCAAGGAAGCCGCTGACGGCGGCCTGGAGTTGTTCAGGGGTCATGGTCAGTATCCCGTGGGTCCGGTGGCGGCCGTGCCGGCGATTACGATCGAGTAGGCCACGGGGCCGGTGGTCCCGGTGGCGCTGATCGTCACGCCACGTTCGGTCGCGGTGACGCCCCACGCGTGCGATTGCTGCACGGCGAGCAGCTCACCGCCCGGGCCCACCTCTCCGGCGACGCGGCCCCAGCCGTTGGTGCCGGAGGGGCCCACGACGATCCGCGGCCCGGTGGCGGTCTCGTTGCACGTCACGCGGACGAGACGCACCTGCCGCATCGTCTGGACGCCGGTCGCGCCCTGGATCGTGTCGGCGAGGGCCAAGAGGTCGATCGTCTCCGACTGCCCGCCGGTCACGGATCGGTTGCTGACCCAGAGCTGATCGGCGAGCGGTCCGGAGACGCTATTGAATTGGTAGTTGGTGCCGACCGTCACGGCACGGGACGACGCGCCGACGGTGTCGGACTGCGTCTGCGTGATCGCGGTCGTCGTCGAGACGACGCCGGAAAGGCTACCGGTGGCGGGCATCGAGCGTCTCCAGGAGCCCTTGGGAGATCGCGGCCTTCACCGCCTCAACGGTGATGCCGTACCGGAACGCAAGCAGCTCGAGGTCGTCGCGGGTGTACCGGCGCGAGGTGATCTTGCCGGTCTTCGCGCCGTTGGTCGCGAGCGACTGAAGGCACCCATGCCCGCCCGGACCCGCGACACTCTCGCGGCCGTCGTGCGTGGCGCGCCAGTGGGTCGGGCGGGCGATCATGTGCACCTCGCCACTTATCGTCCCGGCCCCGGCGGTCAGCCCGGAGGGGGTGCGGACTGGCACTCTTGCGGGCGGTGGTAGGATCACCGCGGAGGACCAGCCATGAGCGATATTGTGGACCGTCTACTGCTGATCGCCGCGTCCGGGGATTCCGGCCCTTGGGAGCGTCATCTCGAAGAAGCCGCCGAGGAGATCGCCAGACTTCGCGATGAAAGCCGCTGGATTCCGGTGGCGGAGCGGCTTCCAGATGAAGGCGTCTCTGTCCTCGTCTGGCACAAGGGAGGAAACATGCCGGACATCGGATGGCGCGAGTACCGGCAGTACTACATCGTGCCCGAGACGATCTGGACGCTCGGCGACGATCTGGACAAGGGATACCCGCCAGAGAACATCACCCACTGGATGCCGCTGCCGGCCGGTCCGGCGGAGTAGCTTGGCACTCCGCGAGACACGCGGCGTAGCCGGCGAGGTCGACGGCGTTGTCGGCGTGCGGGCGCGGCCCCAGATCGCGGGCGAGCTTGTCCAGGAGCATGATCCGGGCCCAGTCCGCCACCGTGAGCGGACGCACGAGCACGCCGGCGAAGAGGGCGTTGACCATGCCGACCGTCCGCGCGAAATGCTCCCGCGGCGGCCCGTACGTGGCGTGCCGGTCGATCACCGCCGCCCGAGCCGTGTCGAGGAGCCGCACGGCCTCCGTCGGCCCCGCCGCCTCCGGCAGCGGCGTCACGGCGCCGCCGATGTCGGCGGCCTTCCTCGTCTCGTCGGCCAGCTCGGCCACGTCGTCCTCCGTGAGGATCGCGGCCTCGTCGCCGAGGTAGTGCCGGTCCCGCAGCTCTCGCTCGCCGCGGAGGATGTGATCGGCGGGGTATTCGCACACGGCGGCGGCCTCCTGGATGTGACGGACGAGCCGGCGGGCGTCGGCGGCGATCGTGCCGGCCGTGCCCGTCCAGCAATTCGCGGCGCCGGCCCGCTGGATGCGTTGGTCGATCTCGGCGATCTCGGCGTCGGTGAGCATGTCTTCCAGCCTACGCGCGGTCGCAAGGGGCGCGCCCGTCGGCCACGAGCATCCCCGCGAATCGGCCGCGGTCGTAGAAAAACGTCTCCATCGCCTGCCGGCTCCCGATCCACCCCTCCTGGGCGTGCCAGTCGTCCGGCGGACAGAGGGCCGGGGCGATCCGCACCACGACGCCGTCGACCGTGTCGATGCCGTCCGAATCGACGACGCGGCGGATCTTGGCGGCCTGCTTGTGGAGGTGCCCGGTGTGCACCTCGCGGCACGAGCACCGCGCCCAGGAGGCGCCGGCCTCAAGCGACATGAGGCTCGGCAGCTTCGCCCTGGCCTTGTCCCCGTGCGCGAATCCCAGGAGCGTGCCGTCGTGTTCAAGGTACTGCCGGTGCGTGTAGACATCGTGAACCGTCACCCGCTTGTCCCGTGCGAAATGGGTGCGTAAGAGCACGCGAAACCATGCCGTCATCGTCTCGTCGTGGTTCCCCGGAACGACGACGCAGTCGGTGGGACACGTCTCCGCCGACCGCTCCACGAGCGAGACGAGCGCCCGCGAGCCGGTCTCCACCATGCGCTCCAGCCGGCCGTCCCGCTCCAGCGGCGTGCCGCGGGTCGTCTTCGCGTCTGGCGTGTCGTAGTGGAACAGGTCGCCGAGGAAGGCGATCGTTCGCCGCGCCGGCCGGTGGGCGTCGCCCTGGTCGAGGAGTTGGCGGCCGGCGGCACCCACGAGCCGCTCGGCGTGATCGAGGTCGTAGTCGTCGCCGCCGGTCGTGCGTCCCCAGGCGTACTTCGCGAAGTGGCAGTCGGCCACGACGAGCACCTGCCACGGGCCGGGCCGGGCCTTCGCGGCCTTCGCTGCCGGGCGGCCGATCCTGCCGGCGGACGCGGCGCCGGCGATCATCGCCTCGACGATCTCCGCCGTCGCCGGGCCCGACCGCGGCCGGAGCCGGACGAACACCCGGTGCAGCACCGTCACGACCGGCTTGCCGGTCTCGCGATCGACGGTGGCCACCTCCCATTTCGTGGCCTCGCTCTGCGACACCTCGAAACGGGTCATGTCCGCCTCGATGTGGCGGAGGAGATCCTCGACGGTGCGGATCGTCGCCGAGACCGAGCGGTACTCGATCTCCGCGCCGGAGCGACGCTCGGTCACCTGCTCGGCGTCGGGCGGTGGAGAGGCCGCGGACGCGGCCACCTGCTCCGCGACGGCGTGCCTCATTCCGCGCCGAGCCATGTCGTCACCCCCTGCTTCCCGATGTCGGAGAGGCCACGCGACGACAGCTCCGCGACGACCGCCGCGGCCACGGCGGACTTGGACTGGCCGAGCCGGCCGGAGCGGAAGTCGGCCCGGATCGCCTCCAGCTCCGCGAGCGTCTCGGCGTCGAGCTTTTCCCACCAGCACACCGCCCGCCGCGTCACCGGCGGCACGGCGGCACGGATCGCGTCAGCGAGGCCCGGTCGCTTGTCAGCCATCGTGCTCCTCCTCGTGCCGAAAGCCGAAGCCGTAGAGCGTGCCGGCGACCTCCTGGGCCATCTCCGTCACGGCCTCCTCGGAAAGGTCGGGCCACCTGGCGTGAAACATCTCGTGGATCAGCACCTCGGCGAGCTCCTCGCCTTGGATGCTCGCCCGGACGCGAATCGTCCGGTCGCCGTAGTCGCACTCCCCGTCGCGGTCGGTCGGCAGCTTGCTCGTCCGATGGATCGTCCACCGCTGGTCGCCGATCCACACCCGCGCACGCTTTTTCACGGCCGCCTCCGTGCGGTAGATCGTCACCCCGGCGGCGGGGTGACGGTGCCCCCTGCGGCGATCTCCTGCTCCGCGGCGGCGATGGCACGTCGGATCAGCACCCGGGCGGCGAGCGGCACGAACGGCAGCCCGCGGCGGACGGCGGCCTCCGCGAGGTGGCCGAGGATCTCGTCCTCCCGGGCGGCGCAGCCGGCCGGGCCCCAGGCGTCCATCCGGGAGGCGAACTCCGAACACCCACACCGGCCGTCGTCACGGATGCCCCACCATTTGAGGAGCCGGCGAAGGTGGCAGCCGGGGCCGCACACCCGCGGCGCCGGCTTTCGGCAGCGGCGGATGGCGCCGCGGATCTTGGAACGGAATCCGCACCGAGGGCAGGTGGCGTCGGGGGAGGAGATGTCGCAGTTCATACCTCGATCTCCCAATCGAGGGTTCCGATTGCGGCTGGCACGCCCGATTCTGTCCCCGGCGGGTACCAGCCCCACTCTATTGATCCGCTCGCAATTACTCCGGTCCCGCATGGCGGATGCAGGTCTGTATCTAAGGCGTCGAACGTGAAATTGCCGCACACAGGAGCGCCGAGAAACGTTGCAATGATTGGCTGGCGAAACACCACATGCTCGAACAGCTCCCAATTCACGGAAGCCTCCCCGCCGCCCTGGGCGCATCCGTCGAGGTTTGCGAGGTACGCCGCGCAAAACCCGGGGACTCTGTCCAGAACATACGTTCCGTTTGGAAACGTCCCGTCAAACTCCCCAATGGTCGTGGCTGCGTTGCTGATTGTGAGGTAAAGCACATCCGGAGGCGGGTCGCCATCGCAGAACTCCGCGCAAGGCGTCCCTTCCTCGTAGCACTCGCGCACTATCCCGTAGAGGGTGTGCAGGCGATTGCTCGTCGTCCACTCGATGCGCGCCGTGATGGAGAACGAGGCGTCCCGGCAAACAGGCGTCACAGAAAACGATCCTTCGCTTGTCCTCGGATCGTCCGCGCTCTGGTCTCCCGTCCCGGCCACGAGCGGGAACGTCACGGTGAAGTCCTGCGACTCGCCCTCCGCGATGATGTTCTCGCCGAACCGAACCCGGCCCGCCGTGCACGAGACCGTGACCTTGCTGACCGTCAGCGTGGCTGCCGGCGGCGGGAACACCGTCGGCCCGAGCGTGCGCGTGCTGCGCCAGAACGACACCCGCACCGTGCACGGGTTGCGGGTGACGCTCGGGCCGAACGAAAACCCGCCCTCGACCTGCTGATACCAAGGGCTGCTGCCGTCCATGCCGTCGTATGGATCGTCTTCGTCTCTGCTGCCCGACGCGGTCAGGTAGCCGTCGGTCGTGTTGCCGATCTCCACGCCGAGCGAATAGTGCGTGTAGACCACCTCGTAGGCGTCGCCAGTGTGCGGCTCCGTGCACTCCTGCTCGCACGGGTCGCAGGGAACGCACTTGCACTTCTGGCACTGCCCGCCGCCAAGGATCATTCGCTGCACTCCGCCCACTTGAGGTGCCACGTTCCGTCGATACTGTCCACGCCGACCCAGTAGCCTCCGGTCGGTCCCGTGATCGTCTGGGCCCGGTTGATCGCGACGAACGTCGCCGGCCCGCTGGGGCCGCTCACCGCGGCCGTGCCGTCACCCTTCCAGTGCGTCACGCTCGCCGTGGCGCCCTTCGTCCACGTGCCGCTCGCCTTGCCGAGGCGGTTGCCGAACGTGGCACCGGCAGCACCGAACCGCACGAGGGCCCACTTGTTCGCTCCGGTGCCGCTCTCCTTCCACAGGATCGACGCCTCCCCGCTCGAGCTGCTCGTGAGCTGGGTCAGGTCGCCGTCCTTCGCCGTCGCGAACGTGTCGCTCGCCGAGACGATGTTGATCCGCGCCTGCACCACGCCGGCCACGGCACACCGGCCGATCCCGCCGGCCTTGATCGGCTCGACCGCGACGACGAACGCCGTGCCGCCGGTCGGGAGACCGCCGGAGATCACGGGCTGATCCTGGAATTGCCGCGTGGCGGAGCCGGTCGAGCCCGACGGCGTGAAGACAACGCCGGCGACGCTCATCACGCCCCAGCGTGCGACGGCGCCCGTGGTGGCGTTCTTCGCGAGGATCGGCACGTACGTGGGCGGAGCGTCGCGCGGCCCGTCGGCCATGCCGTTGCCGCGCTGCTCCAGGACGATGTCGGCCGCGTCCTGGGCGCGGTTGAGCGCAGCCGCGGAGAGCTGCCCCCTGATCGGGCCCGGTGTCACCCTGCCAGTGCGGCCGTCTCTCATGCGACACCGATCCCGAGCTTCGAGAAATCACCGTCCGGGTAGACCTTGTTGACGTAGACCACGAGCGGCTGCCGGAGGACGAGGTTGTTGACGTTGTCGTCCACCGAGGCGTACTTCACCCACAGGTAATCGTGGCCGTACTTGTTGTAGGTCGTGATGTTTCCGATCGGCTCCGCCGGCAGACCGCCGAGATCGGGACCACGATTCGGCGACGCCACGAACTTGTAGGAGAGGCTCCACGGCCCGTCGCCGCGCTGCGCGTCCCATTCCTGGGAGCCAGTCATGCCGAGGAACAGCACCTCGCCCTTCGCGAACCCGCGGAACGGTGCGGCGTTCACGGACCCGGTGAGCAGATGCACGGCCCGCACGTAGGCGTCTGCCACGAACCGCGACGGCACGTCGTAGGACTCAGTCCACTGAAAGTTCGGCACGACGATGTCCACGCCGTTCACGCCGCGGTCGTCGACGTTCACCGCGCCCTTCATGGAGGGCGGGTTCACGGCCACGAACCCCGTCGAGTCGTAGACCCTCTCGCCCTCCTCGCCGCCGCGGGACTGCGTGATCGTCTGCGTGCCGCCGGTAGTGTCGAACGACCGGACGCGCTTGAGCGGCCCCGACTGCGTCGGATCGTCCGCGCCGATCTTCTCGTACTGCACGGCGACGCGCCACAGCGTGTCGCCCTGGTAATCGACAGAGTAGGACTCGGCCCGGAGCCGGACGAGCGGCTGCCCGGGGTAGGTCCACGTGGCGTAGAGCGTGCTGATCTTCGCGTTGATGTCGGTGTGCAGCACGTCTTCGTCGGACGTGCCGATGACGTTCCAGACGCGCTGCCGCGTGCTCGGGTCGCGCCGGCCGAGACGGAAGATCGTCGCGGAGCGGCTCGTGGCGTCCTCGATCCAGGTCAGCGGCATGGTGTTCTCCTCACGGGCCGATCCCTCCGGCCATCGCCGCCCGTTGCAACTCCTCCCGGATCCGCTTCAGCTCGTCGAGCTGCTGCTTGTCGATGCTTCCGGTGCCGAGCTGCCCGAGGCCGAACGCCGAGAACGTGCCGGCGGTCTCCGTCCGCATCTCCTGCGGCACCACGACCGGCGGCGGCACCGGGAACCGATCGACCTGGGCCCGGAGGTTGGCGTTCGCCTGATCGACCGCGGCGGCCCGGTCGCGGACGTTCTGCGCCGTGCGGTCGGACCGCTCCTGGCGGAGGCGCTGCGCCTCGGCGGCCATCGCCGCCTGCCGGTCTTGCGTCTCCTGCTGCATCTGCGCTTTTTGTTCGTCGGTGAGCCCGGTCCGGCCGGCGAAGCCGGGCCGGATGCGGTCGCGCTCCGCGGCGCGGTTGGCGTTCTCCTGGTCGATCCGTTCGAACTCCTTCCGCATCTTCTCGGTGTCGCCGCTCCACCAGGCCGAGTACCGCGCCCACGCCTTCTGGAGGTTGCCAATGAGCGTGTCCCACGTGGCCATGGCCCCGTTGGCCAGGTTGTCGATGGCCCCGAGCAGGTAGCCGCCCCAATTGCTCGTGGCGATGTCGGTCCACGTCTTGTCCCACCACGCCGCGAGCGACACGCCGAGGTCAGAGAAGACGTTCTGCACCTCCTCCGCCACCGGGTCGGTCGCGTTCAAGAGAGCCTGCGTGCCGCGGGCCCACGACGCCTGCCATCCGGCGAAGAGCACGTCCACGGCGCCGCGGAGGTCGCCGGCGGAGATCGCCCGGTAGATGCCCTCGATCGTGAGGCTCGCCGTGCCGGCGAGGTCGTTGAAGAGCGACATGGCGTCGCGGATCGGATTGGCGAACGCCCCGCCGATGGCGCGCCCCAGGCCGCGGACGTTCACCCCGGCCGCCGCCATGCCGGCCGCGAGAGCCGCGAGCGTCCCGACCGCCGCCAGCACCGGCCCGCTCGCCGCGAACGCCGCGAACGCCGAGACCGACGACGCGACCGCGCCGGCGAATGCCGTGATCGGCCCGATCGACCCGGCGACGATCCGCGAGAACGACGACATCGCCACGCCGAGCGCCGTCGTGGCCATGCCCCACGCCAGGAAGTAGCCGCCGATCGCGAGGGCCGTCCGGATCAGCGGCTGGTTCGCCCGGATGAACCGCGACACGGCCCGGGCGGCACCGGCGATCACGTTCGCCATACCCACGAACGCCGGCGCCACCGCCTCGCCCACCGCCTTGCCGATGTCGGCGAGCGCCCGCCGCATCGCCTGAATCTCGCCCGTCTGCTCGACGAACGCCCCGCCGACCGCCATGATCGGCCCGGAGATCGCGGCACCGATCGCCGACATGCCGATCCCGGCCGAGCGGAGCGTGTCCCCCATGTCACCGATGCGGGCGTTGATCGCACGCAGGGCGGCGAGGAACTTGTTCGGGTTCGCGCCGATCTCGACGTAGACCTGACCGCCGCGGACCGCCGATGCACTCACGTCAGCCTCCGATCGGCCCGAAGAGGGCCTCCAGGTCTGCTTGCGTCGCCGGCCGGCGTTTCACCGGCGCCGGCTCCGCGAACGGGTTGAACGACTCCACGCTGCGGGTCGGCGAACTCTTGTCCTTGTGCGCGTGATAGAACTGGCACAGCACCGCGGCGGTCTGCCACCACTCGGCCTCGAGGGCGGCGTTCCGGGCCTCGATCAGTTGCCGGAGGGTCCACTCTCCGGGGTGGATTCGGAGGACGCCGGCACACTGCCAGACGATGTCCCAGGCAGAGAGAGGGCGTCCACGTCCGCCTCCACCTGCGTCATCACCGCCTCCGTCAGCTCCCGCATTTTCGCGAGAAGCCTGCCGACCATGCCGCGGAGGCGAGGAGGGAAAAAATCGACGATCTCCTCTTCGATCGCCCGCACGCCGGCGTCGAGCGATTCGCCAGAGAGCGCGTCGAGGAACTGCTCGCGAGTGAGCCCCTTCGACTCGATCTTCGGAATCAGGATCGCGTAGAGCGTCTCGCCGATCGCGGCGTAGTTGCTCCGCAGAACCTGGAACGTCTCGGCCACCGCCGCGGCGTCGATGAGATCGAGCGGCTTTTCCGGCTGCACGGCGCCGTCTTCGCCCCTCGGCGGGACGACGCGGACCAAGTCACGCACCCGGGCCGCCGACGCCACGGTGAGCGCCACCTGCCACGGCCGTCCTTCGTTGTCGCGAAACTCCCGCACGTTCAGCTCCTCAAGCCCGGTTGCGTCGAATGCAGGACGACGCGGAACGTCCGCAGGTCGTCGAGCGGCTGCCCGTCCGTGACGCCGGCCACGACGGCGGTGAACGACCACCCCGTGGCGACGACGGCGATCTCGCCGCCGCTCTGGGCCTTCGAGACGGCGGTCGTGGCTGCCGCGTCGTCGATGGTCTCCACGACCATCTCGATCGCGTAGCCGGTCTGGACGCTCACGTGGGCCCGGGATCCGAACGGCCGGATCCGGGTCGTCTCCGGCGTGACATCGACCGTTACGTCACGAACCCCAGGCACGGCGACGCCGTCCCAGGTCAGGCTGCATTCACGGCCGAGGGAGATCGCCACGCTGCCTCCCCATGATCAGGAGGTCTGCTTCGCGGTAACCGTGAACGTGACCGGCCCGTCGAGCGGCTGGTTCTCCACGACGTTCGTCACGACGAAGCCTGTGCCGGCCGACGCCAGGGTCGCCATCACCGCGGTGGCGTCGAGGCACTCGATCTCCGCGGACCGGGTGATGAATCCGCCGGTCGCGGCCTTGTAGGAGATGCCGGTGGCCGAGACGAGCCCGCGGTGCGAGATGTCGATCGACTCGCTCTCGCAGACAAAGCTGACGGAAATGACCCCCGTGGCGCCGTTGCCGCCGGTGGGTGCGCCGCCGTCGCGGCCGAGCGTGATCGCCATGTCACTGGACTCCGCGGGTGGCCGAAACGGTGAACGTCACGATGTCGTCGAGCGGCTCCGACCGGCTGACGTTGGTCACGAGGAACTTGACCGACGAGAGGGCGTGGCCGTTCGCTCCGGTGTTGCTCACCGTCACGACGGAGCCCTCGGTGACGCCGGGGGTGTCCACGCAGGTCAGCTCGAGCGTCTGCTCGGCCCAACCCCTGACGATCGTGCGGACCGTGTCGCCCTTCTTCGTCTTGTCGATCTCGGTGAACGTGGTCGTGATCGACCCCTCGCGGACGTTGTTCACGCCCGTGTAGGAGACGTTCTTGCCGAGGACGATCGTCGCGCTAGACATGCGGAAGATCTCCGTGGGTGGGAGTCTCCAGCGTCCCCCGGCCGCGGCGACCGGGAGAGGGGGTGTGGCGTCAGGGGCCGACGATCGTGTCGCGCCACGCCGGGGCGATCTTCGGCATCGCCTCCTTCAATCCCTTCTCCATGTACCGGCGGGCCTTCACGCGACGGGAGCCGAGCGGCACCGGATCCCGGCCGGCCGGGCGGTTGCTCGTGATGCCGAACACCGTCCCGCCGGAGAGCCGGCGAGGCACCCGGGGCGGCGGGGATGTCCGCACGAACCAGAGCTTCACCGGGCCCCCGACCTCGTGGAGCCTGTTGATCCGCGGAGCCATCGCCGGCCCGACGACGACGCTGTCGGAGGCCGAGTCGTAGTCGTAGCGGATGTCCGACCGCAGGAACCCCTTCGGGAACATCGCCGTCTTCCAGCTCGTGACGCGATCCGGCCTCGCGATCTGCGTCCGCTTCGCGACGAGCCGCTCGCCGTTCACCGTGCCGACGTAGATCAGACGGGGCGTCTTGAGCGGCGTGCGGTTGGACATCGACCGCTGGGCACCACGACGAACCTCCGCTCCGGCGATCTTCAGGGCCCTGGCGCGCCCCTCGCCGTACTTTTGCAGCACGTGGTCCCACTTGAACTTCGTCTGCCTAGTCCGGGTGTTGCCGCCGGCTGCGGACTCGATCACGTGCAGAGCGACAGACACGACGATCTTGGATGCGGTGAGCGCGGTTTGCCCGGCGATGGCGCCAGCCATTCTCGCACCGCCCGCGGCAGCCCGAATCGCTCCGGCGATCATCAGTGCGCCCTCGGCACGCGGTAGGTCACGACGATCCCGGCCCGCCACACGTTCCTCTCGACCAGGGCCTCGTCGGGGTTCTTTTCGACCGCGATCGCCTGCGGGCTCGTCACGCCCGCCGGCCACGACACCGCGCCCCAGGAATGGTCCTCGAGCTTGTCGAGCAGCTCGTCGAGGAGATCGAGCATCTCGTCGCACGCCGCCTCCGTGGGCGTGTGCCGGGCGAGGTACAGCTCGACCGAGTAATCCCTCTGGTGTGCCGTCCGGGCCAGCCGCGTGCTCTCGATCGAGCCGTCTGTGACGCAGATCACCGGGTCGCCGAGATCCTCGATGTCGTAGCTGGGGAAGTTCTTCGTCTCAACCGTCACGGCGTCAGCCGTCGCCGTCCAGACCACCGCCTGGAGCGACGACACGAGAGCCGCCGCGATGTCGCCTTGCACGCTCATTTCGGAGCCTCCGCTGCCTCGACCATCGCCGTGGCGTTCGACAACACCCGCTCATCCCACGGTAGCCCACGTGCGGCCTCGACCGCATGGGGGACCGCCTCGGCGTGCCGGCCGAGCTGCCAGAGCGCCACGCTCGCCAGCTCGTGGGCGCGGGCCCTGGCGCACGGGTCGGTCGCGTGCGTCGTCTGCCGCGCGGCGATCGCCCGCTCGGCAAACGCGAGCGACTCCTCCGGCCGTTCCTGGTGGTGCCGGGCAAGCGCGAGTCGCTCCCAGCCGTCCGGCTCGCCCGGGGCCTCCCGGGCCGCCGCGTGGATGTGCTGCTCCTCGCCGGTGAGGCTCGCCAGCCGGCGGTAGGCGTAGGCCCGCTCCGTGGGCGTGCCGCCCGGCAGCCGGAGGTACGCGGCGAACTCTGCCGCGGCGGTCGGATCGTGGGCGTAGTCCAGCTCGCGGGCCAGATACCACCGCGCCCGGGCATCGGCCGGCGCCTCGCGGACCGCCACCCGGAGGAGCGTCAGGTCGCTCTTGTGCACCTTCCCCGCGTCGCGGTGGTGGTGCACCTCGAGCCCGGGAGCGAGCTTCATGCGCTTTTCGCCAGTCCAGCAGACGAGCCCCTCGTGCGTCGCCTGCCGCCACACGAACCCGGACCGGGCGTGGACCCGGTCGCACGCGAACACGAGGCCCGGGGAGCCGTCGGGGGCAAAAGACCAGACGTAGCGGTAGTTGAGGCAGTTCGCCTCGCCGTCCCATGCGGCGCGGATCGCGTCCAGCCAGCCCGGCTGCGGTCGCTCGTCGAGATCGACGCGGAACGCCACGTCGATGTCCGGCTGCAGGTTGTTGAGGGCCTGCGTCCACGCCACGTCCCACCGCCACGGCACGACGTAGGACCGGGCCACGGTGACGCCGGCCGCTTGGAGAATGTCGATCGTCTCGTCGGTTGATCCGGTGTCGGTGACGACGCGCACGTCGGCGCCGGCCGTCGCCGCCGCCCACGCGGAGGCGTGCTTCGCTTCGTCCTTCGCGAGGGCGTAG